CCAAAGGTAGGGGAGGTCGGCGGTAGCCGACAATGATCCTTCTGTATCTACCTCTTCTTTATATGTCTCTTCTTTATATGTCTCTTCTTTATATGTCTCTGTCTCTGTCTCTGTCTCTGTCTCTGTAGGTACAAGTTGCTTGCGCTCTGCTATCAAGTTGCTATCAAGTTGATAGCGTACAAGGAAACCGCTTGAGAATAAGGGGGTTAGAGACACCTTCTTTTTTAGTCCCGCCTTTTTTGTGAGGTACGGTTCATCTTCAGGTAGGAGGGGATCTCCGTCAGGGTGGCAGTCTCGGGACCGGCTTGCAAGTAACCAGATAGCGATAAGGTGCATCTTGCTATCATCCTGCAAGCACTCAAATTCGTAGTCGTCCAGAAGGGCGGCGTGAAGTTTTATCCAAGGGGGGCGGCGGCCTTTATAGTGCTGATGTTTCTTCCAATTCTTTATTCGGAATTGTGGAGTCAAATTGTCCTCCGTCCGCCGTGATGTGACGGCACGACGGCGGTAAAGAACGCAAGCGCAGGAGCGCATCGTTCACCGGAGGTCGTATTTTTACCGTGGATCGTCATGGGCCGTCACCCTCGACGCATATTTAATACCCCCACTATAACCCCTATCCCCCGCGCTGTCAAGGCGTTCGTGGAGGGTCATCCCATCATCTCCTCACTCCTCGGCCTCAGCGCCATTTCCGCGAGGTGCGCCTGCTGCCGCTCCGGGAGGGTGGCGGAGGCCCATTTGATCGCCCTCGTTGTCCCGCACGGGCAATTCCATAGGATCAGCGCGGGGGATTCGTCGATACCGTACTGGATGCCGATGATCGGCAGGTTGAGCGGGCGAGGGGAGGAGCAGCAGGGGCAGGGGGTCATACGGTGGCCTCCATGATGGCCCTGCCGATGATCTCGTCCGTCTTCGGCCTCCAGCACTGCGCGATATGCCGAGACAATATGAGGGGTATTTTGGCGATCATCGCAGAGGCGGCCTTGCGGGCGGGGCTTTTTGATCCGGTCAATCGCGAAATTGACGGCTGCGAATTATTAAACCAATCGCCGCCCTGCTTCGTCCCGTTTTCCTCGGGATTCGTCCAATGCCCTTTCGGGCGATGCGGGGTACCCTTTATGTGGTCAACGCAAGCCGACTGGAATGACCTTCCGCTCCCATCAAACCTGAATCCGCTCAGTTTCTTCGCGTGTTCCCCTGCGATTCTGGTAAAGTCCTGCCCGCGCTTGCTCCGGTCCGACCAATTCATCCCCTGCGATTTGTATACTCTTGTCATTGGCATCAGCGCAGGGACGTCTCCCCACAGATAAAAGGAACCGAAATTCCAAGCCGCTTTACCGACCCATTTCTGTGCTCCTCTGACGTTCTCGACCACCATCGGTATATGGCGTCCCGCCGCCGCGGAGGCTTCCCTTTGTATCCGAAAGCAGGCGTCGAATAATGCGTTGTCGGGCGGGGGCAGGGCCTTGGCGCGACTCCATGGCATCGCCCTATAGGAATATGCCTGGCATGGAGGACTGGCGACAATCAGCGCCGCCCGCTTGAACCGCGCCCCATGCAGTGTCGTCACGTCCTGGATGACAAGTTGCGCCGGGTATCGATGGTCGCCGTAAACGTGTCGCTCAATATCAAAACCGATCACCCGATACCCTTCTGCCAGCAGCCCCTCGGTCCAGCCGCCAAGGCCACAGTACAGATCTATGGCGAGCGGGCACCTCATACCCTGTTCCTCCCCCGCTTCTTCGTGGAGCGCGGCGGTATCGTCAGCCCGAGGGCGTGCGCGAATTCTGCCAGCGTGAAATGATGGGCAAGGGTGCCGTCGTATCGATTCCACGACCGCAAGGAAACGCGCTTGCTGCTGCCCCGGCAGGTGACTTCGATGGAGACACCGTGAGGATCCGTGATCGGGGAGCCGAGGCGCCGGGGCATCAGGCGACGCTCACGCGGTAATGTTTCCGGCAACAGTCGGTCTTGCGATACGCCGGATGGGATTTCAGGATGGCGCCGCATCCGGGGTGGCTGCATCGTTGCGCGGGAGGCTTCGGCGCATCGTTCCAAGTCCACCCGCCGCGTGGTACGGAGTACCGAGGGGAGGAGAAGGTCATGCGGATGCGGCCTTCGGTTTCTCCTCCGGGTTACGCCCGTATAGCACGTCAACGAGGTCGCGGCCCGTGTACTCCACGACGACCAGGGCATTATCCTTGCCAGGATTGCAAACTCCGCGCTCCCACGAATCAAGCAACTGCGGATATAGCCCCGCCTTCGTGATAAGGATATGGCGTTCGGCATCGTTGAATTTTAGCGGCATGGCATTCCCTCCTTGGATACTTATAATGGATCGCTGTTACCGTGTCAAATTATTTCTTTCACCTTCTCTAAAAATAATTGTTGACACATTCCCGGATGCGTGAGAGTATCACCTCAACATCCCCTCCCGCCCGAACCTGCGGGACCCGCGAAAGCGATCCAGGTGGCGGAGGAGAGGCGGGGAAAGAGTGGTAGCACCGGCGGGCGGCACATGGCAGCCCTTAATCCCGCGAAGCCTTGGCGGGGCCAGCGAAAGGCGCTCTTTGATGATCTAGATTTTGATAGGGGCGGTACTCCCCACGGAGTCGGGGGAGTCCAAGGGATGGTGCCTACGGGCGGAATCGCTAAGTCGGAGCGCCCATCCGCCGCCCCGCAAGGTCCCCCCCGTCCGTTCGCGTGAGCACATGCCGCGAGGGAGCGAGAGCGCCCCGCCGGGGCCACTAAAACGAAAGGAGGAGGAGATGAACGTTCGATTCAACGTGAGCAAGGAAGACGCGGCGATCATCGAGAAGATCGTGGACCGCGCCATCATCGCGGCGTTCAGGGGACCGCAGGAGGGCCGCGCATGAAGCCCCAAGCGGAAGCCATCTTGCGCTACCTGAAACAGCGCGGCGGCTTCGTCACCTCCACGGAGATCGTCAAGGATTGTTTCACGACGACGCCCTCCAAGCGCCTGGACGAGCTCCACGACGCGGGGCTGATCGTGAAGGAAAAGTACAAGGGCCGCGAGATGAAGTACCGGGCGAAGACGATGCCGGAAATTCTGGGGGTGAATCCATGAGTCTCGACCTTTCCTTCTACCGACGCGGTGATCTCGCCAGAAACCCAATCGTCATCAAGTCCGGCGCGGAGATTATGAACAGGGCGCAGAACTGGGCGACGCTTATCCTCGTGGCGCTCGCGTCTGGGGTGTTCGTGCTGCTGGTGTGGGGCGGGAAGTGACCCTCCGTCAACATTTTCTCGTAGGCGCCCTGTTCGTCGCAGGCCTCGTCCTCGCGCATTCGAACCACCGGGACGTGGCGGTCCTCGTAATGGCCGGGGCGTGCCTGATAGTGCTGATCGCGGAGCGGGGGGAGTGATGCCCGACCATCATCGGGCAGACGCCGGAGGGTACGTTTTCGAGCATGTCCTTGTCGCGGAGAAAATGATCGGAAGACACCTCTTCCTTGGAGAAGTAGTCCACCACAAGAATGCCATGAAAGATGACAACAGGTCCGAGAATCTATCGGTGTTTGCCAACCAGTCCGAACACGCCGCGCATCATCAGTCGAACTAAGGAGGACAGTCATGTCGGATCTGGCAATTTACGAAGAAGGTACCCACGGGATCATCATTTCCAGGGAGCCGGAAGTGGTACTCGCGGAGGCGAAGAAGGCGGCAAAGGCACTCAAGGATGTGCTCGCCAAGAAAGACAAGAAAGTCATGATGAACGGCGAGCAGTATTTGGAGTTTGAAGATTGGATGCTGTTGGCCCGGTTCTACGGGGCGACCGTGAAGGTCGATTCCACCGAGTTCATCGACTACGGAGCCGCCAAGGGATTTCTCGCCCGGGCGTCCGTGATCCGGCAGGACGGCGCGGTTATCTCTGCTGCCGAGGCGATGTGCATGAACGACGAGGAGAAGTGGTCCACGCGGTCAAAGTACGAATGGTCCGGCCCGAAGGAAAACCGGGTGAGAAACAAGGTGGGCGAGGAGCAGGTTCCTTTCTTCCAACTCCGGTCGATGGCGCAGACCCGCGCTTGCGCGAAAGCCCTCCGGAACGTGTTCGCATGGGTCGTCGTGCTGGCCGGTTACGCCCCGACTCCCGCCGAGGATATGACGGGAACGGAGGAGAAGGCGACCACGAAGCCCCCCCAGGAGAAGAAACCCGAGGACGGCGGGAAGACGGACGATGAGAAGCGCGGGGAGATCATCGACCTTTGCGCCGTGTACGCCGCCGCCAAGTCGATCACCGTCGAGGTCGCCATGAAGGAGTTCACGGTATTCACGGGGGCGGATGGCGCGGAGAAATATCAGGCGGACCCGAAGCGCCTTACTGCGAAGTGGCTCAATTCGACCCTTGGGCGGGCGCGGGAGTTGGCGAAACCGTTCATCCCGAAGCCGGAGGTCGCCGCGTAATGTTCACCTTCCGGGGAGAGGATCATTCCTATTGGCTCGATGGGCGGGAGTTGGAATCCGTTACGGAGATCCTCTCCCTTTCCGGCATCGCGGATTACCGCTTCTCCAATGCCGACGCGATGGCGCGGGGATCGTATGTCCATACCGCCACGGAGATGATCGACCGGGGTACGCTGGACTGGGAGATCCTTGACGATACCCTGCGGCCCTACTGCGAAGCCTATCAGCGGTTCATCGAGGACAAGCGGCCTGAGATATTGCTGTCGGAGAAGCCGATGTATCACGCGGCATACCTGTACGCGGGGAAGCCGGATCGGGTCTTCCTGATGGATGGTGTCACCTCTTTGGCCGACATGAAGACAGGAGTGCCGAACCGCGCCACACAGATTCAGGTCGCCGCATATCGGGAGATGGTCCGGGTGTCCGAGGACATCCATTGCGCGAAATGCTTCTCCCTGCACCTTCGGGATGACGGCACGTATCGGCTGGATGAAATAAAAGACCTGAAAAGAAACTTTCAAATCTTCCTCGGCGCGATGGTGGTCGAGAGATGGAAGAAGGGGGAAGCATGAAGGCGGTTCTGACGGTGAAGATGAAGTCCGGGTATCTCATTATCGAGAGCGAAGTAATCGACCTGACGGCGGAGGAGGCCCCCGTTGAGTGACCCCGCCCGCACCATCGACGTGGCCGAGGCTGAGGCGCAGTCCGTCGCCCTCGCCCTCCCCAACAGCGCCCGATCCATCGTGGTGATCGACTACCAGACGAAGGAGGCCGCCAACGCCTTCTTCCTCGACTGCCGCCGCGCCCGGAAGGTGATCGACGCATTCTATGACCCGAAGATCGAGGAATGGAAGGCGGCGAAGAGACTGGCCGACGATAACCGCGCCAAGATGGTCGCGGAGAAGACCGCCGCCGAAGCCCCCATCGTGGAGGCGGAGGGTATCGTCAACCGGGAGATCATGCGGTTCGACGCGGAGGACCGGAAGCGCAGGGAGGAGGAGCAGCGGATCGCCGAGGCGAAGGCCCGCAAGGAGGCCGAGGAAGCCGCCCTCCGTGCCGCCGCCGAAGCGGAAGCCGCCGGGGAGCGGGAGGAGGCCGCCGCCATCATCCACGAGGCCATCGTCGCCCCCGTGTTCGTCCCGGCGCCCCCTCCCCCGCCGAAGTTGGCCGGCAGCGCGGAGGTCGTCACTTGGAAGATGGAGGTATCCGACCTGAAGGCCCTCGTGTTGGCGGTCGCATCGGGGAAGGCTCCGCTGACGTATCTCCAAGCCGATGAGGTCGCCATCCGACGCACCGTCACCGCGCAGAAGGCGTCCTTCACGTGCCCGGGAGTGAAGACATGGCCCGAGACATCGCGCAGGTCCACCGGAAGATGACCACCCTCGCGCTGACGGGGATGGACGCCGAGAGGGGAGGGAAGATGCCCGACACAATAGAAGAAATTGATTGCTACGATTGGGTAGGATGCCCCGGAACCTGCGACGAATGCGAGATAGGGGCCGACATGGGGATTGAGCAAGTACCCCTCCCCCCTTCCCCGGTGTCGCCGTGAAGCGGCTGAAGGAAGAGAAGGAGTTAAGGAAAATCGTCTGCTTGCCTATTGATGTTGATGATTCTCTCAATGATCGGGTTGCCGATGCAAGGCTGGCGGGCCGCCTCATCACCGCCCTCGTCGCCGCCGTCCGCGCCGACTGCATCAGCATCTATTACGACTGGGCCAGCAGGCCGCCAGGATGCGCCGGGATAACATTCCCGGATGCCGTCAGAGGGAATAGGCGCTGGCGGGAAACCGCCACGATCCGCAAAGGAGGAAAGTGATGGACCTGATAACCGACCTGAAGGATGAGAGGCTCAGTTGGACGGTTGCGAATATAGCGCAGACAAATCCAAGGATGGCATTACGAATACTTATCGACTCCCTCCGCGCCTCCCTCACCCGCGAAGCCGAGAAGGACGCGAGGATCAGGGAGTTGGAGGAACGCGAGAAATGGCTGGAAAAAGAACTGCACGACGCGACTGTATCCCTTGAGACAAAGCAATCCCGCCTCGCCGCATCCGAGGCGCAACTGTGCAGGGCGAGGGAGAAGATCGGATATGTGGGAACTATCCGAGGAAGAGGGACCATTTTGGGGGAGGTTGCCGCCATATTAAATTCCACCGGCCCCTGCCGACACGAGGCGAAGGTGGCGCGGCTGGATGGCTTACTTTCCGATGCCTGTAAATTGTTGGATTCTGCCCTCGGTGATGGGCCGGATTGTGACTGCATTTTTGAGGGGAATGCCCACTTTTGCGGATGGACAAAATGGCAGGATGCAACGCGGAAGTTCTTGGACGCCGAACGCGCCGCCCTCGCGGCGAAGGAGGGGGGATGAACGACTTCTGGTTGAAAGCATGGGCCACTCTCGGGATGTTTGCGATATTTATTGTACCGCTTGTCCGCCGTAGGGCGAAGGAGGGGAAATGCATGCCTGCTTCCTCCACGCGGGGAAGGTGGTGAAGATGGAAGTGGGGGAGGGGAAGTGAAGGTATGAAATCCAATGTTTACAGAGTATCCTCAGAGGTGACTTATCCTTGGATATTGGAAAGACATTACGCCAAGAGATTGCCATGCATTACAGATGCGTTTGGATTGTACGAAGGAAATATGTTGGTGGGCATAGCCACCTACGGAGTGCCCGCATCCCCATATCTTTGCTCCGGGATATGCGGTAAAAAATATGCCAAAATAGTTCTTGAATTAAACAGGGTTTGCATAGAAGACGGAGGGAATAACAGGGCGAGCGTATTGGTGTCATCCAGCCTGAAGCAGTTGGATAGACCAAGGATTATAGTTAGTTATGCAGATGTAGGGAAAGGGCACATCGGGTACATATACCAAGCAACCAATTGGCTTTATACCGGGTGCACGAAGGAAAGGACGGACATTTATTCCGGTGAAGGAAAACACGCAAGGCATCACGGCGGAGACAAATCAATTAGGCAACCAAGGACATCAAAGCACCGATACGTATATTTCATTGGTAGCCATAGAGAAATAAAGGATATGTTGTCTTCATTGAACTATCCAACCCAAACATATCCAAAGGGTAACACGGAACGATATGATGCAAGTAAGGAAATTACGGCACAACCGTTGTTGTTATAGAACCCATTCTGCCTTCCTCCGCGCGGGGGAGGTGGTGAAGATGGAAGTGAGGGAGCCGCCTACCCCGGCGCCCCGGTGAGGAACTGTAGCAGGGGGCTTACCCGCCCCCCTTCATCACCTTCATGGCCACATTAAGGACCGGCCTCAACAGCCCCAGGTAGTCCGCCAGCATGGTCAGGAGTGATCCGATGATTAACCGTGGGATCACTTTCTTGATGAATAGGCTCCGGGTAGCCCCCTTGATGTCCATAGCGCCCCGCTGGAACACCCTGACGAACGACAGTAGGGCCTTCATGTCGTCCGGTTCAATGTCGTACCGGCAGACGTGGCGGGACTCAACGATGACGGCGATGGCGTCTATATCGGCCTCGGTAAGTACCATCTTTCGCGAATGTTCGGCCACAGGTTGCCTCCCGCCTTTATTTTGCTCAGAAACGGTAATCCGCAAGTATAGCCGCCCCGAAATCTGCCCCGGAACGGTCGTCCCTCTTCCCAAATGCCCTTTGCCACATGAACACTTGACTTATCCCCCTAAGACCCCTATTATGGAGGCATGGAAACCATGAATGCATTGTGCTTGGAGTGCGGAGAACCCATCCCGGGCGACAGGTTCAGGAAAAGAGCGAAAACCTGTTCGGGGAAATGCTCAAAATTGCACGAACGCAAACGATACAGGAATGTCAACCCGTGCCCAAACATATCCCCCGGGGCTGTTGGTGCCCTGAATGAATTACGGGCATCGGTAGACCTAATGTTGCGAGGATGGGAAGTATTCAGGGCACTTAGTCCGTCATCCCCATGCGACATGGTAGCATTTAGGAACGGAACTTTATTGAGGGTTGAAGTCACCACGGGATACATTACCCCCGGCACGGGCAAGTTGGCTTACAGTAAGCACATAAAAGACAAAAGAGACATATTGGCGGTAGTTTTGCATAATGGTTCCATCTCGTATTTCCCCGATTTGCCATCAGAAGCGCATATCGCCTAAAATAGCGGCTCCAAAATCGGCCCCGCTTCGATCATCACGCTTGCCCCACCCGCGCACTTCCACCGTTACTGGACCAATTCTCAGCGGACGAGCGTATAACTCGCCTATGACCAGCCCCCCCGTTCCCATACCCGCCCGGACCCCGAATTCCTTCTGGATGGCGAAGAATGGCGGCGTTGCTGGCCTGTACTCGATCGACCCCACGCCTACCCCGTCCTGATACCGGAGGATGGCCGAGGCTGTACCGCCTGCCGAGGATGGGGGGATGGTCGCGGAGGCGATCACATGGGCGGAGTTGTCCTGCACCGTGGCCGGGGTGAGCACGTCGGGGAAGCGGTCAACGTACTTTATCTTTTCGATGACCTTTATGCGGACCGGGCCGGGGACTTCGATGCGCTCCACCTTTGCCGCCGGGTCCTTCGGCTGGACGGCAGGTTGGGGGGTGTTTCCCCACGGCTTCAGGGAGTCCGGGGCGTAGCGCAAGAAAGCAAGCACAAGCAAACCGAGGGCAAGAAGCCCCCAAGGGATCGAAGCACCCGACGCAAGGGTCTTTAACTTTTCCCACATGCTGCCTCCCTCATGTTCCGATGATCGAGACTTTCCACGTCTTGTAGAAGTGTCCGGCCGCGATGCCCGACATGATCCCTCGGACGAACACGGGGTCCAGCGCTTCCTTGCCCCCGGCCAGTTTCCACCGCAGGAACACGACCGCCAGCCCGACGATGATGGGCACGAACGGCAGGAAGCGTGTCCCAAGGTGGCCGGGGATCGTATCCGTACTCGTGTAGACGGACGGCGTGGGGAGCCAGTATTTGACCCCCTGCGTCACCACGATGGCGACGACGACGGCGATCCAGTCCATGACGCCTTGGATGAGCGTTAAGAAGTCCATTTCATGCCTCCTTTACGTTCTGTTGGCTATGGAGCAACCCGGAGTTGTCCCGGCGCCCCCGGATTCCCCGCCGGGGAGGTCCACGAATACACGGGCGACCACAGCGATGTCTCACCGGTCCCGAGGACCGCTTGCGCCCTGAACGTGTGCGCCGTTTTCTTTCCGACCGCGGGGAGGATCCACGATGTTGCGGCGATTCTTGTGGCGACCTGCGCGCCGTCCATCTCCACGTTGTAGAACACCCCACCGGCTTCGGAGCCGATCAATGAATTGTCGGTGTAGGAAGTCACGTTGCTCCACGTCAGCGTGAAGGCGTGGGCAGGCCACGCGAACATCGTCGTTACACCAAGAGCAATTGCCATGAGCACCCCAACAGTTGTATTCCATCTCATAGTCACCCCTCCCTCATCTCGTAATGGTTGCATCTGCCATCTTGTAGTGATATAGTAGTTACATCTTGATACATGGAGGCCATTATGGTGATGCCGCGTAAAGACGATGGGAAAACAAAGGTTTGCAAATCATGCTCCATAGAAAAACCCCTGTCGGAATATTTCTGTTCTGGTGGTTATTACACTCCGCGTTGCAAGCCTTGCCACAATGAATGGTGCCGGATGCAAAGGAATAGCCCGGAAGGAAAATCAACGTATGCTTCATGGGCATCATCCGATCGTGGCAAAAAAGTAATATCTGCCAGAATGAAAAAATGGAGAACCAAAAACCAACAGAAGCGGGCCGCTCAAACTGCCGTTTCCAACGCCATAAGGGACGGAAGATTGATCCGTAAGGCGTGCAATATATGTGGATCAGGCGACCCTGAAGCACATCATGCCGATTATGCGAAACCATTAGAGGTCCGTTGGTTGTGCAAGGCGCACCATGTAGAAGAACATTATGCATTTTTACCATCATCGGACATAGAGTAATGGTTGCCATCCTTGAACCTTCCGCCCCACCGATTCATCGGGTCCAGCGTCTCCCACCATTCCCCGAAGGGGCGATGGGATTCCGTATCCGAAAGATACTTCCCGTCTTTGAACAAGTTCAGGTCTATAGCGAGTCGCTTCAGGTGCAGGGAGTTCTTGATCCCCTTGTTCTGATTGGCGTACAGGTCGGCCATCTCCTGCGTTCGCAACGCCTCCCCGAAGGTGCAGGCATAATTACTTTCCGCCATGTAGAGGATCAACTTCGCCACGTTGCGGGCGAATACCTGTTGGCGTTCGGAAAGGGTCATGCCTTCTCCCTCAGATTGTTCAGCGACGATTTGAAGTTGGAGCGCATCACTCTCCACCATCGAGGGCCAGCAGCAGGACGAGCAGGGTCAGGCGTTTCATGGGAGCCTCCGAGAGAAGAAGTTGGGGGGCATTACGGTTCCAGCGTGATCGTCATGGATTTCCACGTTCCAGGAGCACCTGCCACCGTACATTTCCAACCAATCACATTATCTGTCCCCAATTTCCAAGTGATATCGTTTGCATTCCATGTAACTGTGTTATCCGTGGGGGCGGCAGAGAGGAAAGCATGGGCAGTATTATTTCCATAAATCATTATTGGTCCGCCGCCGAGTATATTGCCTGATGTATTATTCTCGTATACGTTGTTTGCCCCGTATAATTGTCTGCTCACTGGATGTGCATTATATAAACCATACCTCGCGCTGTCTTTAATTGTATTGCCGGAAAAGTAAATATCAGTAAAATCGTCCGATGATATAATAACACCGTCAAGACCAACGCCAGTTATTATGTTGTTTGTTATTTTATGATGACTCGATACATATCCTTCCTCCGAAGCATAATATATTCCCCTGTAACCTTTACTTATTGTGTTCCCATCAACAATATAGTTATTGTCAGACCCTTGAGATCCAATGATTATATAAATACCGGCTTGCGCCGCTCCAGTTGTATATACCCCGTCTATCGTGTTGTTGGCTATCACAACATCCCTGCCGCCAAGCCCCGCTGTTATTCCGTGGGAGTTTTGTGTATTATCCCACCCGTAACCATAGATTGTATTACCGTATATAGAAAGGTAGGATGTAAATGGAGCATATATTCCGTCATACCCTGTTCTGGATAATACATTTCCTGATATTGTTATGTGCTTAAGGATGGCATTTGAAACGGAATCCATCTGTATTCCGAACCAGATTGTATCATTTATCGTATTATTACTGATAGTTATAAATCTACCTATATCGTTTGTATTGTCTGCCCCGGTCAGACAACCCGCAAGCGCCCCCACATTAACATTATCCATGTAATTGCCATCTATAATGCCGTGTCCGCCCACATACACTATCGCATCTCCGTCTAAATTCCGTATGCGATTGTTTGTTATTACAGATCCAGTTTCATAGTTGGTCAAATTGTATCCCAACAAGAACCCGTGAGAACCACCCTCAATCAGGTTGCCGGAGTATGTATTTCTATAACAATATCCGCCTGACCCTACATTAAGATTGTTGACGCTTCCGGTAGACGGTGCCCCGTAGATATAGTTATTACGTATGCTAGAGTCACTTACATCTACAAACGCAATCCCCATACTCTCGATCCCGTTCCGGTTTATGACAAGGTTTACTATATTTATGTGTGAAGAGGACGACACTTTTAATATGGGGTGGTATGTTCCAGCCAATGCCGATTGCGTGGGTTGCGCCAGTAACTTAAACCCCCCACCGCCCATTCCAACAATAGAAACATACGACTTACTGGCAATGGTCAATCCAACCCAACTTGCGGCACCTACGCCAACAGTCAAGGGGATGACAAGCGTTCCATTCGCGGTTATATTATCAAGGGCTTGCTGTACCTGCGTCGAGTAATCCACCGACCCGTCGGTAACGTAGCCCGCCGGTAAATACGCCCTCACGTCCACCCACGGCCCCTTCGTGATGAGGTCGGCGGGGCGGATAGTTCTGGTGTAGGCATTCGACCACGGGATCTGGTTCCCGTCGATCTTGTCCAGCGTAATCGTGCCGCCTGTAGATGTGCGCCGCTGGAACGTACCGTGGGCCGCACCGTCCGCGTCCATGTTCAAGTCCTGCGTACCGATCTGCGACTTGATATCCACTCCGAACGCAAGGGTACTTATCAGCATCCCCATGAGGGATGCGAGGAGAAAACGGCGCATGGGGCCTCCTATCGCTTTAGGGTGAAGCCGGAAATCGGAAATCGCATCAGAATCTCATCCTTACGCCAACTTGGTAATTCCTCCTCACGACATTAGCCTCATAAACAATACTTATCGTCTGCCAAATCCTTCTGTACGGATTAGGAAGGATGGCAGAAACCAACGCATTCCCGACAATACTGACGGCAAAATAAGAATCAACTTTATCCCCGCTTGGATGCTCCCCCAATAGAGGATTGTTTTCCTTGTAATAAGCGTGAGTTCCGTTGCCGCGCCCCTCCGCTTTCCAGTTCCAACTTCTTGCCGCATATCTTGTCTGCGACCAATCGGCTATCTGAGTTGCGACTACGGCGGCTTGGAACGCCGTGTCCGTTTTCGTCCACGGATCTAAGGCTGCCGCCGAAGACGCGAAGATGAACAAAACGAACGCCATCGTGATGGGTCCTGCTATCTTCACTTAAATTCCGCCCTAAAATACCCATAATTTGCATTAAGCACCGCATTGTCGGTAGATAATGCTTTCACGGCTACATTGTCTCCCGCTGAAACAGGAATCCAACCAGACACCAGCATATTTGTTGCCGAGGCGCCTGTATATGGAGTAGTGATATTCGCCGCGATTGTGGTTGTATTTTTGGTCAACAACGCCTGCCTGTTTGCTCCCGCTGTGGCAGTTCCATTCCAAAGCGTTGTTACGTAGAAGTTGGCGTATGTATACCCGGTTGGAATAGTTATGATTGTGTTGTCTACTGCCGGGTTGTGCGCCAAAAGAACATCGCTATCTTCTGTTTCCCATATAATGTAAGTCTCAGCGCCCCCCGTTATGCTTTGAGTGGCAGATTTTGATAGATTGCATATACTCAACCCTGTGGTGCTTACCGATGTAGCCCATGCACCATCGCCGCGAAGGAACCCAGTATTGTCCGCTGTCCCTGTGGTGGCAAGTTTTGAGATCGCAACCGTGTTGTCCACGAGTTTTGCCGAGGTAACGGAGTTGTCGAGGAGTTTCGACCCCGCGATATTCGCGGCAGAGTTTATATCCGCGTTGACGATGGCGTTGTCGAGAATCTTCGCAGAGGTCACAGTGGAATCTACGAGGTCCGCCCCATTGATCGTGTTATCGGTGAAGGTGGGGGCACCGACCACGGTCAGCGTCCCATTGACGGTCACGTTATCCGTGAAGGTCCAGTTGACCGCGCCCACCGGCGGCAGGATCGACAGGTAGAACAACGCGGCGAGCGCCAGCGCAACGATCTTCTTCATGGAGAATGCCCTACGCATTTATTAGCCCCCATTCCTTCCATGTCCCGGGAGTGCCGGTAGTGACACATATCCATCCGATGATGCCCCCCGCCGATGGTTCCGAGTTCCACCGAATGTCCCCACGGGTCCATTCTCCGGTAGTGGGAGCGGCGGTCCCGCGATCCCCGATGGAGTGTATCTTTGTGAAGGTTATGAGTGCCCCGGTGGATGAGCGCCTCTCAAATGACCCGATCCCCACTTTCAGGTCCTCAAGGCCGATCCGGGATTTAACGTCGGTCGCGCTCATACGTTCCCCATTCCATGAAGAATTGTGGCGCTATCGTCCACGGCGTAAATCTTCAGCGTGTTGGCCGATATGGTGACGATGACGGAGCCGAACACGCCGCCAGCCGCCGCGTCCGCATAGGTGATGACATCTCCGTACCTTGCAAGATCCGTCGAAGCGGACGCCCCCTGAGCCGAGGAAGGGATCGTCTTGAAATCACCTTTGCCCCGGTACCCCTCCAGTTGATCCATCCGGTCCGCGAGGTCCGCCAGCACCCGGTTCAATTCCCCGAGGTCGGACGAGTTTATCCGGTAGACGCGGCGGAGTTCGGTCATCTATTCCTGCCGAAGCGGTATCGCGCCGCCCTGCGTGGGGTCATCCTGTAATTCCTGCGCCGCCCTCATTGTTCCCGCCTTCGCCCCGAGTTTCAGTAAAGGTGGCATGGATGGAAGTTTACCCGCCTTCGCCGCCCTCAAATACCCCTTTGGTGAAGCAACAGAATGAGCCGCGAACAGAGAGAACCCGTAGGGCACAACAAGCCACTCCTTCGGCACTCCGAAGGATCCCAATGCCCCCGCAGCGACACCGTGCGCCATCAGTTGTTCGGCTGATACGGGAGGATGGATGTTCCTTTCCTTCATGGCCGCGCCAGCGAGATTAAGGAACTCCTTCAGTTTAGATACAATCCTTGGTCCTTCTGTCTTTCCGAACTGCCGGACGATGGCATCCTCTTGCCGGTTGAGTTCCACCTTCGCCGCCCCCACGTTCAGCGCCTCAGACCCGTCTTCCAGGACCTTTGTGCCTCGCCGGAATACCGAATATATGGAGTCGAACCCCCGGGAGTCCTTGTAGAGGGAGCGGGCCTTTAGGTACGCCTGCGCCAGTTTTTCCGGGGATGCCTGCCGTTGATCCCATCGGGAAATATCCTCAAGCAGGCCGCCACCCCAAACACTCTCAGCCCTATCGGGACTCCTACCCCAGAGCATCGTGTTTATCTTGGATTGCGCGGCATCCACTTGCGGGAACGTCATTGTCCCGTTTTTAGACATCTCCAGTTGGCCCTGAACCCACTTGTATGCCTTGTCGTCAGAGATAATCTTGGAATCCTGCGCCGCCAAGCCCAATTTTTCCCGGTACTGCGGAACGGATATAATGGCATCCCCGCCAATATCTTTCGCAGCGGCATACGCCTTCTTCCCCTCGGACTTTATACCCTTTTTCACAATAGGACCGACCTCCAGGATGTTCTCCCCCGGAGGGATATCTTTCCCGATCAATTCTCCGAACGCCTGAGAGCGGGAGGCCAGAACTTCTCTGTAAAACTTGCTGGCGTATCTGCTCAGTAGATATTTCCCGGTAGGGAACGCATCTGCAACCCACGCCGCCCCCTTCTGCACGATGGGAGACTGCAAAACGCCCTTTGCCGCCGCAATCCCTGCCCCGGGGATCATTTCGCCGTAAGCCGCTGCTTTTGTATCGGCGGCCACGTTCGACACGGCCTGTTCCGGAGTAACCTGCTCCCCGGAAAGATAATCCAACCCCTGCTTTATCAGGGACCCCCCGCCTCCTCCGGCGATACCGCCAAGAAGACCGCCAAGTGGACCCCCGGCAATCGCCCCTGCTGCTCCTCCCATCATCGCGCCAGCGACGGGGAAGGTGTCTCGCGTGGCCTTGCCGAACCGTTCAAGCGAAGACGGAGGCGTAGGAGGAAGTATCTTCCCTGCCGCCGCGAATACTTCCCCCATGTCCGCATCAGTCGGGGGAGCCTCGCCGTTCCATTTGAACGTGACCGTTTTCCCGGTCTGGCTATCGCGGGCCGTGTAGGTCGGCATCATTCCACCCCGATGATCTCAAATCGTCCCTTCGGCTTTTCCTTCCCAAGCACCGGAGGTTTACCCGTAGCCTTTTTCACCCTCCCTGCCGATATCCCCGAGGGGTCTACAGCGGCCCCCGCCCCCTGAAGGAACTGCTCCTGACGGTTCAGTTTGTCGACGATCAGTTCATCGGAGTCCAGCGGGTGAGGGAGATAGGTAGACTCGTAAAACGGCAGCTCCTCTTTCGATATGGCCGCGCCGGTCATGAACCGGATCTTCACGTCGAGGGCTTCGCGGAAGAGGCTGTTCATCTGCCGTCCCTCTCCGATTCCGCCCATCGGCGCCCACATCTTCAGGATCAATGCGCGATTGACCGATCCGTCCTTGTTCATGATCTTCGACCGGATCTTCTTTACGTTCTCCAGCCCCTTCGTGATCCCTTCGATCTTTCCGCCTTCGGTGGCGAGCGTGCCCTTCATCGGGGCAACGGGTACGGGAGTGGTAACGTTCGCCCCGGTCTGCTTGTTCCTGATGACGCTGTACTCCGTCCCTGTCGGATCGGTGTACTTGAACTCCTCCACGGGTGCGGGGGCGGATACGCGATACGGAGTACCAGACTTCGGCGTTACTCCAACACCGGCCGGTCGTCCCGTGTACGGGTCCACGTCGTAGGAAATCTCCGTTCCGTCGGGTAGTTTCCTCTTTCTCTCCTCCAGCTTTACCGGAACCGGCAACGCCCCGCCGGGGATCCCAACGCCCTCTTCCGTTTCGAGGATGGAAACCGGCCTACCTTCCGGGCCCTCAACGTCCCTCCTGCGCGTCTTCTGCTGGTTCATCTTCACGATGATCTTGCCCGTGGAGTCGAACGAGAACTCCGGCTTCGGCGAAAGGAGGCTCGCGGCCTGCTGTGAAAATGACGGAGCGGCGGTAACGCTTGGATCCAACGGAAACATGGAAGATCCGCCGCCGAAAGGTGCGGCAGGAGTAGCAGCAGGTACGCCGCCGGGAGCATTCATTCCGAATGTCTTCAACATCTCCTTAAATGACTCTTCTCCTTCTGCTTTCGGATACAATGCCCTCATCTGCTGCTCCGGCGTCATTTTGCCGAAGATGTCCTCTTTCATGGATTCAATGACAAGGGCCTTCTCTTTAAGTTTGGCCTCCTGCTTTATCAGATCCGTCTGCGCGGCAAGGTAGGCGTCTTTTTTCTTCGCCTCTCGTGCCTGCTGAAATCCCTGACCGAATCCCGGGATAAGTCCAAGCAGGACGTTTCCTCCGTCTTCTTCTCCCATAGCCTCCTCCTATTTCCAGCCGAGCATTGATCCGAGTCCTTGTCCCATATTCGTACCAAGATCCATCCAGTTTTTCTGTTGTGCGCTGTACGCCTGATTCGCGGCTCCGTACCTGTCCGCGTATGAAGTACCCGCCTGCCCTAATCCGGCCATTGATTGCTGCGGCGCGTTGAACGCCACTCCGTAGGCCTTCTGGAGGATGTCGTTGAAGATGCTTGAGAAGATTGTATTCTGCGCGTTGCTCAGATTACCAGCGCGGTCCGACGCCAACCCGGTAAGTGCGCTGATTTGCGCCCCTCCCCTCGGGGTATTCCCAAGAACGCTATCTTTCGCCACGTTGTACTGCGACTCGATCCCGGAGCGGGCGTTCGCGTACAGCGGAGCAAACGTGGAAGACTTGGCGGGGTCGAATCCTCCTTGCAGGAAATTCGTCATCTGGGAGAGAAGGTCCTCCCGGATCGGCGTGGTCTCCTTGTACGTCTGCTGCGCGATCTGCGCCTGCGCCGCCTCATATGGAGAAGTTGCTGGAGTCTGCTTTCCTTTTCCGACGCCCATGATCTACCTCCCCACTTCGTAATAAGTTATTACCGCGCCCATCCTTCTTCCCTCGTGCGCCATGTCGAGCATGTTCGGAATCGCCCCCACCTCAATGAACCCGATACGCTTGGCGTACCGGATGGCGGTCGCGTATTCCTGTGGAGTGACGCCCACGATCACGCGCAGCCCGGGGAAGGTAGAGAAATACTTAAGCGCCACTATGCCGATCCCCGGATGCGGATACCCGTACATACAGAAATGAATCTGCGCGCATCCCTTATCCACGTTGTTCAGCCACGCGACGCATGCGATCTTCTTCTCCCGGGCGTCCATCACGATAACTGGAAGATTCTTCGGATCCTTCAGCCAGTCGATCCATTCGGCCGCATTCGTCACAGTGCCACCGTAGAACAACTTCGCGGCCCGGCCTTCCTCCACCATCCGCTGCCACAACTTAATCAGCAACTCATCCGGCACCGACCATCCGTTTTCAGTCTTGCATATCGGCCAGATGGCGTACCTGTCCCCTCGTTCCATCTCCTACCTCCCCGACGATGTAGGTTTACTTAATCGAGTTCAACAGCCCAGATGTCCACAGCACCCGTGCCGTAGATCCGGGATTGCAGACGCTTCCCATTGTTCCCGGTGATGAGCCGCTTTGTCACGATGCGGGAACCGGTCAGCGTGTGAGATTGGATGCTTGACCCGTCAAGCATGATCTGCGCGGTCGCGGTCCCTCCTACCGAAACATCATATTTGGCGCTTCGGGGGAAGAACATCCTCACTTGATCCGACGCCTCCCCGGTCTGCCAATCCCATGAAATCGCCACCGCGTTGTCCGTAGTCACCGTGGCGTCTTCGAGTACCCACACGTACCCGGAGGTGTCCGCCGCAAGGATCCGGTCGTTCGTGTCATCGACGCATACCGCCGAGAACGCTATCCCGTAGTCGTAGTGGACCGGCTTCTTCGTACCGAGGTCGGTAATTATGACCTCGGAGGGGTACGTCGCCGCACCGCCCGGGAAGCCGAAGTACAGTTTCCCGTGATACGAGATAAGCCAGCAATTCCCCATGTTGGCGAGGACCCGCCCGTCGATACCCTGCGTCGTGTTCCCCTCGAATACGGGACGGAAGTTGGCGTTCGTTATATTGTCGTCCGAAGCCCCTGAGAACGCCCACACGCCATCATTGCCGACGTGAAGAAGCCCGGCCCCCCGGACGGCGAGGATCCCATCCTGCCCCACCGCCCCCGTCACCGCCGACTGCCGCAGGGGGAAGAATGATTGGTACCCGGTCCCTTGGTTCAGATAGATATCCCGCCCGGTCAGCGCGTACACCTGTCCGTTGAACAGGGAGAGACCCTTCAGCGCCTCCTGCGGGGCCGCTACTTCGACGTAGTAGAGCGCGGGCCAGTATTCCGGCTGGTTCGGCTTGCAGAAATACAGTAGGTTGTCCTTGGCGATGAAACAGTACCCGTTGAAGTCGGGGCCGACCACGACGGACCCGAGGGGGGGCCGGTCGTGGTCCGTTGCCACTTCGGTTCCAAGGGATGCGTCAGGGACATCGAGGGCGTCAGATGTCGTTCCAATCGCCACCTCGTGCGAGTAGTAGAATGCGGCCCCGGCGAGCAGCGTCCTATACAGCCGGACGTGCGTCACCTGCGAATCCCCGGAGGCCGCCCACGTCGCATAGATGCCCGTCTCTGCCTCGATGTACGCCGCATCTGACGGGTTACTCTCGCACTCCAGCGTCGTGCCGGATTTGCGGCAGTAGGTGTATTTGACGCCTATCCTCTGCCCCGATACAGAGTAATCCGTCACCAACTCGAAGAACCAGAAGTTCCGGTACGTCGCGGAGTCGGAAGTGTTCTCCGTGATGTCCGCTTCCCAGTCGTAGGTGATCTGGTAATTCCCGGAGGTCGTGCCCCACTGGTACGATCCGGCGGTCGCGTGGCCCGAGGTCGACTCCCACCCCTGCGTATAGGCGTACCCCTCGACCTTGCCGGAAAGCGTGGGGGCCGCAGTCGGAGGCGTGATCCCCCACTCCGCAACCGTCGATCCCGTGATCCTCTTCCGGTCGGTACCGTTCAGCGCGAAGATGGACTGCGTAGCCACGTTGTAAGCGTTGTACTTGATCGCGGACCATTTGGCGGAGGTCAGGCCCGACGCGAGCGACACCCCGTTTCGATAGATGGCCGTCCCGCCGAAGGCGTACCGGACCCCGCCCATCTCGACAAGCCGGTGAACCGGAGTGCCCACCGCCGCGTCCGACAGTCGAGTGGAACCCTTGCGCGTTGACGCCACCCCTTGCCTATCAAGATGAAGATTCGTACATCGCGTCATCGCCCCGGACAGCGCAACCTTACCCTCAGCGGAGAAGGGAAGGTCGGACGCATCGGTGGCGACATCGAGCATTCCGTCAGGGGAGAATCGGACGGGCATTATTTTAATCCACCGTATTCAGACATGATGTCAGGATAATCATTTAATACTTTGTTTGGAACTTTTTCTCCGCGCCGCAATGCCTTTCTAACGATGGCTAAATGCAACATATCTGGGTTACCCTCTGGGAACTCTGATTGTAATATTGTTTCTCCTGCCACCCTCCACCCGGACCTTTCTCCCAGCGGAGCAGTAACGTTATATCCTGCCTCTATTGCGTTTTCTTTCGCTGCTCCGTGGTCCCACCCCGTGATAAATTTACCTTCATCAGTCATTACCCCAGACTTCCATTTGCCCAGGAACTTATTGTCATATTCCGCGACGGATAAGGCCCAAGGGTTTAATTTACTAAATTCGTTTTTGGTTAGTGCCCACGAAGGAGGTACCGTAATCGGCATTGCAAAGGCACTCATCGCCCCTGACTGGAGCATCTCGGGGCTTCCCGGTTCCCCGCCGAGGATGCCCTCTAAAAGCATCGCCGCGATACGCTGTGGTATTCCAGCGTTGTAATTCACGCCTTCCGAAGTCAGCGGAACATTCGCAAATGGAGAGCCCTGCGGAGACCTGGGTACGCTTTTATTCAGCAGTGCTTCCTTGGCGCGGAGATACCTCTGGTGGAATGTCTCAACTGATGCGGGTATCGGAAACTCTGCCATGCCGTCACCCCGTCGGGTACGTGCTCGGCAGCCGCAGCCGGGACCGACGAGACTCCCGGGGCGCTCCGATGCAGTAGTCGCGGTTCTTCATCCGGCTCCTCTTGTATCCCAACAGCACGTTGATGCCGATCTCCTTGCGGAGTTTCCAGTAATCCCGGAGGGAGGGGATATGCCCGTCGGTGTCCGCCGCGAACGCACGCTCCATTGTCGCCGCCTCGATGTAATGGATGGCGAACTCGGGCAGATCAAGGTCGGAGTCCCACGTCGTATCGTCGGACTCGACATCGTAGGGTAGCCGGTCGAACACCATCAGGACAGCGCCCGCGGCGTCCACCGTGCCGGTAATCATACCGGTGTCTACCGCATCGACCGAACCCTCCGTCCACGCGATAAGTCCCTCGCCGAGGGTATCGGAGAAGGCGTCCCCGATTTCATCTTCCTGCCAAGTGATCCCGGAGGGCCGAGGGTACAGGACGAACTGGTTATGCTCCGCATCCGGTCGCCAGTAATTCGTCGGGGTGCCTGAAGAGAGGCGGTAGTTCCAGTCGTTCTCCGCGAGTTCCTTCTGACTGATCGGGTAGATGGGGGACTCATCCCACGCGACGAACTTCGCCCGCTGGAATTGAGCATGGAGCGGCATCGGAACGTAATCCGCCGGGGAAGCGATCCCCGCCTCGAACGGCATCGTGAAACGGTACCCATCATCGAACGTGTCCACGGTGGTCAGCCAGTGCGCCGGCTCCCAGGGGAACGAAACCACTTTCCCGTCCGCCTGCCACAGTTCAAGCGCCTGATACTTGTCCCCCTCCGCGTAGGCTTCCTCCCAGTCGTGGGTATACGCATACGTGTACTGCGGCGGGTAGGCGTAGGCGCCGACTTCCTCGATGAGGCCGCATTTCTGGAATACCTCCAACTGCGCCTCGTTCCACACGCGGCGGAGGTAGTCGGACGCCCAAATGTTGCCGGACGGGTCGCGTAGGAATCGGCGCATTCGAGTTAAGGAACTGTTGAAACTCCCCATTCGGGACGCCCCTTTCCGACCTGAAAGGTCCTCTCCGGCATCATCGGCTTCATCGCTGCCATCCCCGCTGTCTCCAGGTACTTCGCCAGCCACTCGCCCGCCCGGGTCGCATCCCCCCGGGAGGCGAAGAACTCGGAGACGGCGTACTGTGTCGCCGCCTGCCGGAATACGGGGCGCAACTTGATCGGGTCGGAGTCCGTCGTGTACGCCTTCGGGATGACAGCGCAGGTGATCTCCAGCGTGTCCCCGTGGGCGGACGGAGCACGGTCGAAGCCAAGATACTTCCATCCGATCTGCGCGTACCGGTTCGGCGGGCCGACGTTCTTAAGGAACCACGGGTCCTGAAGGGCCAGCGTGGAGATGTCCGTCTGGACGAGTTTATTCCGCTGTCGACGGTTCCAGCACTCGACCACCCATGCGAAATGATCGACGGCCCATTCCATCCGGTAGAAGAAGCGCCCCGCGTATAGGGGCAGGTGATACACCCGCGTGTACGACCCGGAGGCGAGGCATACTTCCTGAATCGCCGCGTTGATGGAGTCGCGGACCGGAGTCAGGTCGGAGTACACGTCCGGCGCGGTCAGGGATTCGCCAATCGCGTTGAGGACATCTGTTTCGAGCGCGTTCATCTACAGGCGGCTTTTCAGTTCCGCGATCTTGCCGAGGATGGCGTCGAGGCGTGACTGCTCCGTCGTCTGGGAGGCGATGAGCGCCTTGATGTCCCCCTCGATCCCGTCCCGGGACATGCTAAGACCGTGGATCTCCCGGACGAGGGCAAGTCTCTCTTGGTTCGTCGTCTCAAGCGCGGCGTCGCAGCGGGCCTTCCGTTCCTGCGCTATAACAGACGCCTTTTCTTTATTCGCCGCATTTTCCGCCTCGATGCTGTTGATGGTGGACAGTCGGTCCGCCTCCAGCGTCTTTTTCTGCGCCTCGCGTTCCTGCGCGAACTTGGCCTTCTGCCCCTCCAGTCCCGCAACCTCCGCCCGCAGTCCCTCCGCCTTCTTCCCGAGGGATGACACGGATGCGTCGAGTTGCCCGAGGACGGCGATGGCGGACTCGGCCTTGTTGAAGATATCGAGTATCTTCTTCGCGTCCCCGATGAACCCGAGGGCTTCTTTGATCTCGTCTTTCGTCAATATCGCCATGACCTACCTCCGCACCGTTAACCAGAATTTTGCATTCATCCCCTCGGCACCTTGGATCCGTGGCCGGACCTTCAGTACCTCAATGTCCACCTTGGCGATACCGCCGAGGGGCATGGAAGCGATCGGCTCCCACTCCCCGCCGCAGGTGGCGTCGAGATACGCCCTCGTGAAATCTCCCTCGACCTGTAAGGCCCGGGGCGTGAACGTGTCGCAGGACAACGCCTCTCCGGGGGCGTCTGGCGTCACCCCATCCCACAGGTACACTTTGCAGCGGTCGGCTTCGAAAATTGCAATCGGCTTCACACTCATAACGCCCTCCGTATCGTTGGTATCGTTGGCATTGTTGACAGCGTAGGCATATCGAATGGACCGGCTTCCGTCGTCCCTCTTCCTGTAAATGATCCGTAATTTCTCCCCGGCGTGGCCGAGAGTGCGAGTCGGGTCCTCATACGATCACGTAGGTATCACCCGCGCCCGGAATGCCGGTAAGCGCGGTGAATGTGAGTTTATCGGTTGCCGCGTCGAACGCCGTGATGTCGGTCGCCTGATACTTCAGCGTCCCGCTCGTAAAGATCACGATGCGTCCAATCCAGAAACCATCCGCCGCCTGCGTCAGAGCGGAGTCGATGAGCGTAGTGGTCGCCGCTGCGCCGGTAACGGAGCCGATGTAGATAACCCCGGCAGATGCGGCGAGGTTCGTTGCCGCTGCCGCGACTCCGGCGATGGCCGAGGCGTTCGAGTCCATGCGCCCACCCACAAGCGCCGCCGGAATCCTGCCGTCGAGAGTGGTGCCTGTGTCCACAAGGACCGCCGCCGTGTCCGTCTTGATGAGGTCGATCTCCGCCGCCGCCTTGCCGGGAGTGGCCGCATCAAGTTCTGACAGGCGACCCTCCGTGCAGACCGACGCAAGGGCCGCACTGTCGGTTCCGCGCATGGCCGCACCGTCCAGTCCCGCCACGTCCACCGCGATTACATCGGCAACGTAGGCCATCTTCCCCGGAGTCCCGGCATCGAGTTCCGAAAGTCGCGCTTCTGTGATCCGCGTCTCAAGATCGTCCACGAAATTATCTATGACGAGAAGGTCCGCTGCGATGGACGCCCCTGCGGGTGCCCCAAGTCGGGCGAACGCATCCCCGGTCATCGCCGGGGCGGTAGCGCCTTTCCAATTTATAACGCTCGCGTCCGGCACCCCTTCCGTCGCAGGGTTCGACACGCGCCCACCGTCCCACCGGTAGACGTTCGCCATCAGGTCGCCGGGGGACATCGTGTCGAATTGCGGAACAGGAAGCCGGTCGTCGAAATTCATCCCGGATAAGTCATGGACCGGATGCTCGAACATGGCGTCGTAGACGCTTGCGGGAACAACCATGAAAACTTTATGCACCGGCAGGTATGTTGCGGCCTTGGCGAACAGGACATCAAGGGTGCCGAGAGCATTCAAGTCCGTCGTGTCCAACGTTACTTTCATCATGCCGTAGGCGTCTGCAACCGAGGCGGTGACATTCTGGTGCCGAATAGCCGCCGCCGCGCCCGCTTTGCTCAAGAATATCCCTGTCGTCGCGTGGTCGATATCGGTGATGGTGGTCGCATCCGTCTTGAGGGTAACGCCGTCGGTCTTATCGACGAAAGGACCGAACATGATCGTGGCCGCTGCGTTATGCTTCAGGAATTGCACGGCTTACCCTCTCATCATATTGTAGTGATGCATCGCAACGGGGATAATCGGTAGCGTATACGTCACCACCAGTTTCGGATCGTTGGCGGTGCCGGCATTGTCAGCGCGATACCCCGACAATCGGACATCGTATACGCTGGACCATGCGGGAGGTGTGCCGGAAACCTCATAGTTTGCGTTTCTCGTACAGAAAAGACTTACCCCGGTTTTGCTGACGTTCCCCCTGCCGGTTGCGTTAAACGTGAAATCAACCCAAGCGTCGCTTGTCGGCCAATTGGCGTAGGTTACTGGCAATCCCGTCTGCGAAACGTTGCCGACGTTGACATGGTCTGTACTCGCCAGCGCGGTGTTTGATGCCGGAGTCGCCGCATATATGTCCAAATTGGGAGCGATGCCGGGAGCGTCCTGCTTCGTATAACCCATAATGGATAATACTGCCGCCGATATGCTTGCCGATGCCGTAAGCCCCGACGTATCAAATCCGAGGAACGTTCGGCGCAGGGTTCTCCATTCGTTCGTGGTCGTGTCGGAGATGATTTTCAGATACGACCCTGCCGTTTCAACTACATCGAATGCGGTACCCGCTCCCGCGATGAGCGTTGCCCATGATTCCCCCGCCGCATTCGTTCTTTCGGTGAAGCCGTCACAGGATGTTTTTCCAGCGTCCGCGTCTGCATTGGGATACGCAGTCAACGTCGAGAACCCGAACGACAGTTGCGGAACCCACCGGTCCGCAACGCACCAGTCCCAAGCGTGGAGCGTCCACCACAGGGGACGGAAGGCGTAGTACAGTCGCTTGGAGAACTTCGCGTGAGTGCGGAACTCCGCTTTCTGACGCGGCCCGTCCCACCAGAAGATCGCGTGAGGCAGGATGCGGAAGATGCGCCGACGCCCGACGGACGAAGATTCCCCGCTGATCCGCAGGACGCGACGGAACCACCTGCCGACGACGGGAGCGTTCAGGAGCCAGAGCAACTTCCCCTGGTGGAGCAGGAAGAAGAGACTACCGAAGGCTCTGTAGTGGTGATTCATTTATTCCACCATCGCCACGGAGGGCGGGTTAAAAATACGGCGTGACGCGACACGTCGCCGCAGAACCAGCCGCCGCGCTCGCCAGCCGGATCTTGTCCACGGACGCCATCCCCTTGATCGAGATGGAACCGGCCGAGGCGATGGAATGTCCGATGATACCGGTACCGGGAAACAGGAACCGTGCCGCGTTCGTCTCCACGGTGATGAAGACGCCCTGTGCCCGCTGACCGTTCGGGGCGGTCAGATTAACCCCTAACTCCGCGAGAGTCTGGTAAGGGTCCCCCGTGGTTACCGTGTACGTACCGTTGTGCGGATCCCCGTCCAGAGAGAAGACGCCATCGTACATGGCTTACCTCCCCGTCCGCGACATCTGATTCCCGCCGTGAAGGGAGGGCGATCCCCCGTCTCCCAACTGCGACGGCAACCTGTCGGAGTCTATCTGCTCGATGTCGTCTACCCGGCACATCTCTTCCGTGGCGTCGTACTCTTGGATCGACCCGTTGTTCGATGTTTTCTGGAATGGCAGGAACGGTTCCACCATCGTGCCGAGCGGGGTGATGACGCGGGCGAAATCGGCGAACCGATGCACCCCTCCAACCACCTCTACGAATGCCGTCCTCTTCAAGATCACGTCTGCCATGTCTTCATACCTCCTGTGGGGATACCGACATTGTTAGCTCTGACACGTTCCCATGCTTCTGTTTGTAGTACTCCAAATTCTTCTCGAAACACCCGCGCTCATCAGCACGGGTAAAGGTCAATATTGATGGCACCCTTCCGGATGTCGTGGCCGCATCCGACATTCAAGATAACCGCGTCGGGCGGGTACTCAATCTCCATCAGGACGGAGCGCATACGCCGCCGTCCATGACCTTCTTGTCCATGAACCCAAGGTCCGATTTCGTCCAGAGGATAAGGTTGATCGGATACACGCCTTTGCTTATAAGAAACTCCTGTACGGCCTTATGATCCATGGAAATATGCTCCGGGTTATCGAAATCCCGGTTAAGGAAGTAATTCGTGATGAGCGCCCCGCCATCTTTCAGCAGATCGCAAACCTTGCCTACGTCTTCCCTCCAATCGGGGAGGTGCTCGATGGAATCAAGCATCAGGGCGTAGTCATACGGCCCGCCCCAAGTCCACCCGCACCGGTCGGATACGCCGCGCTTCTTCGCACGCCACTTCGTGAACTCGTAAGCCCCGGCTCCGTCCACGTCGATGAAGTCAACGCGCTGCCCGCGCATGACGAGTTCCATGCTCACCGGAGCGGACCCGCATCCGAAATCCAGCGCGTATCCTTCCGCGTTTTTATTTATCATCCCGAGGATCATTTCCATCTGCTGAATCATGGCCGGGCTATGATGGAAAATAACCTGCCTCGCCAACTGCTCCTTGCCTCTGGAGCCGTAGTAACTCTTCAGGTCGTCGCCAGCGGCGGCGATGTCTGCCGGGTTGTACCTCTCGGCGATCTTCGCCATATCGTTGATCGTCATCCCCATATGCTCTTCCGCGTCCATCCGGTAGAGTTGGAGGGCGGAACTCACCGCCCACCCCGTCTCCACTCCCTCACCCGACTGGGAAAGAGTCGCGGCGTTCTCCATCGAATACCGATGCCGGTTGTTCGGCGTGATGATCTCGCGCTTGTTGAGCACGTGCCCGACCTTGATCGACGTATCACACCAGACCGTGAACCCCGCACCGACGGCCTTCTTGCATATCTGTAAATCCGTTCCAAGATCAAATTCCGGCTCGAACCACGGAGACTTGATCTTGTCGAACATCGACATCCGCAGCAACATGCAACCGCCGCCCTGTACGGCCACTTCCTGCATCTCGCCGGTAATCTGATCCTCGCGGATCCAGTAGGTGCCTCCGTCCTGACCGTATTTCATCAGAACCGGGCGGCAGTCCCCACCGCGATGATAGTACAGGGCACCCACGATGCCCCGCTTCGGGTCGGCCTCCATATGGGATATCAGCGTCTGCAACATCCCGTACCGCTGAGTAGGCCCCCGGGTATTCTCCCAGTCGATGACATGATCGTCGTCGAGGAAGAACAGGTAATCGCACGCCGTCTGAAGCGCGGCCTCAACGATGGCGTTACGCGCCCTGAACTGCTCGGACTTCGGCTTGATCGCCAGAAGAAACTCGTGTTCCGGCATCCGCCGGCCACAGTAGTAGGCGAGGCGCATGTAATCTTCGAGGGTTTCCGACGATACGTCCCGGTAGCACGGAATACCGATGAGGACGCGGCTCATGATTTTTGCACCGGGCCGAAGATGTCCAGGAACTCTTGGTCGATCTTCCCCTCGTCTCTCCACGCTTCGAGCGTTTTCAGGTTTTCTTCCGTTACGATCCGAAGGTTGCGTACCCGAGTATTGCCGCACTTCTCGCACATACCGAGTTCATTCAACTCCACGACAAGCAGAAGCGCGTTGCACGAATCGCAAATCACCACCGGATCAGAAAACGGCTCGTCCTTCCCATACTTTGCAGTCATGGCATCCTCCCGACTGGATAATTACGCGGGCTCGGAAGGTCGGGGCTTCCGACTTGCGTCCCGAAGGAACCCGCTGGTTAAAGGTGAAACCCCGACTAAGGACAACCGATTGTTTTGTGGTGTTCTTTTTTATGACAATTTGAACAAAGCACTATACATTTACCCATCTCTTCCAAGATCATTTGTTTCAATTTTTCTGACGATAGGCTAAGGCTAAACATCCTACCAACAGCATACTCTTTTGTCTCTGGATCTAAGTGATGGAACTCTAAACAGGATGGGTGATTTTCTGGACATTTACAGCAATTTAATTGCTGTTTAATTCCCTGCATCCATGCCATTAATTCCATCCTGGATGTTTTTCGCTTTTCTTTTATATTTATTTCGTTTCTCTTATAATACTCGCTAACCTTACCCTTTATTACCTCCGCGTTTTCTTTATAATAATCGCTTTGTTTTTCTCTAATTACGGACCTGTTCTTTTCGTAATACGGTTTGTTGTATTTCCTTGCGTATTCTAACCGTTTTTCTCGATATAACTCACGCTTACGTCTATCAATTTCCCTTGCCTTTTCCGGATGAAGTTTTCTCCATTCCGGAGATCCGTGGGCTTTTTCTGGATTTTTTTTCCTCCACTCCCGGTGCCATTCTGCGTGCTTTCGTTTTTCTTCTTCGCTCTTCGTCATTTAAAAACCTCCTGGGTGTGGATTATTTAGAATCCACACCCAGGATACAGCGGTGCTTTTATAAAGTCAAGCCTATAAAGCCTTTATAAAAACCGCGATCGCCTTAGTAGTCCAGGACGCCTGCGCCGCGAGCGCGAACCCGGCGTGCCTCACGTTGACCTGCGTCAGCGAACTCGTCGCCAGCGCGTAGTTGATGTAGCTCTCCAGGCAGAACACGGCGCTCACGCAAACGAGAGCCGTGCCCGCCGCGATGCCGGGGACACCGGCGGTCCATGAGCGAACGCGGACCGCGCTGTGGTACCCGTACACCTGGATGAGCCCGTAGGCGCCCGACGCGATGGTCTGCGCGGCGATACCGGCGAACGCGGTCCCGTTGTGAAGGGCTTTCACGGCTGCCGTGTCCGTGGGCTTGGTGACTCCCACGCCATCGGCGTCCGTGGCATACAAGTTGTTCCACCATTACTGGTGGCTCGGACTATATCATCTCTTTCGAGCGGGGCGCTCTGGCCGGTTATTAAGGGGACTGAACCCCTCCGGTAGTCTCTGCACCTTCCGGGGATGTATCCCCGGCTTGGCTCAGGATTGCCCTCGGCATTATCCGTTCGGGTTTCCCTGAGTTCACCCCGTTTGCACCATCGTTCCTCTTGCCTTCCGTTGTCGTCTGTGGCATACTATCAAGCAAGGAGGATAAATCATGGACCGAATGGAAAAGGATTCTACAGGACGATTTGTCAAGCATGATTCTCCCAATCTCTGCGTCATTAAAGATTGCGAGAATCCAGTCACTGGTCGTGGGATGTGCAATACCCACTACCTGCGACTGGTCCGCTACGGCGATCCCCTCTTCCGTAAAAAACGTGCCAACGGAGAAGGGGGAATTTCCACTCAGGGCTACAGGGAAATCACCGTAAACGGGAAGCGTATGCTTGAACATCGGCACGTCATGGAAACGCACCTTGGCAGGAAACTGCGGCGTTACGAGATCGTCCATCATATCGACGGCAACAAACAGAATAATGCCATCGGGAACCTGGAAGTTCTCCGTCGCAGGGATCATCCCGCCAATCATCCTGAAGTTCTGTCCTCCCTTAAATTAGGTCCGAAGAAACGATGGGGGACTATGTGACTAATCCCAGATCACCGCCTGCCCGTTGGTGAGTGACGCGGTTGAGTACGTGTTCTTCACGACGATGAAGATTTTCTCGGGGTCTGAACGATTGCACTCGATTCCTTGGTTACCCAAGGGAGTGGACTATGTCATGCCTTTCGGCCCGGGCGCTCTGGCCGGTTATTAAGGGGACTGAACCCCTCCGGTAGTCTCTACACCTTCCGGGGATGTATCCCCGGCTTGGCTCGGCGTTGCCCTCGGTTTCCCGGTCGGGGTTCACCGAATTCACCCGGTTTGCATCTCCGTCCTCGACACGGAGAGGGACCTAATTGATCCTCTGGAGCAACATTGCACTACCTCCCTTTTTTGTGGCTGACACGAGGCCCCGACTCCCCGCCGCGTTGTTGAGGGGTTGACGGTTGAATTACGACGCGATGGTCTGAGCGATTCCGTAAGCCACGCCGAGCTTCCGCATGTTGGAAACGGTGGCGTTCCCCATGAAGAGGATCTTCGCGGTCTTCGCGGTCTGGTTCTCCGGCTCGATGAACGGAGTGGTCACGAAATCCGTCTGCGAGTCGATGACCAGCTTGTAGAACTTCGTGTTCAGGGCGAACACGGAGCCCAGGGTGATGGCGGCGGTTCCGTTCGAGATGTCCGGGACCAGTTCGTCCCAGATGAGCGTAGCCGCCCGGACCTTGATGTTGTCGAAGCCGATCTGGGCCAGCTTGTCGTCCTGGTACTGCCGCTGGTCCTGGATGGCGTTGACGTAGGTCTCGTAGCTGACCTGATCGGCAAGCATGATATTCGGGCCGGTTCCGTCGGCACCCCTGGAGCACCAGTTGTACAGACGGTGCAACCCGTTCTTCATGCCCTTGTACGTTGTAACCGCTACGGCGAGCGAGTTCCCCGTGTCGGCGGACGCGGACGCGAACGTGCCGGTCTTGTGCCTCCACCAGGAGTACGTCGCCCCCGCGATGTTGCCGACGTTCCCGCCCGTGGTCGGGTCGGTAGTGTTGAGCTTCCGGAGGAAGTACCCCAGGGGGAACAGATCCTTCGCGGAGTTGCCGGGAACGAAGGTCGCCCCGGAAACCGTGCCGAGGACCAGTTGGGAATTGATGGCCGCCTTCAGGGACATCTCGGCCTGAAGGATCTTCTTTTCGAGGAGCTTCAGGATCGCGGACTCGCCGCTATTCTTGCGCTCTTCGAGTCGGGAGATGGAGATGGTGCCAGCCACTTCGCACCACGGGAAGAACGCCGTGGTCATGCCGTCCTGCGGCGTGGTGTCGAGGGTATCGTAACCGCTGTACGACTTGACGGTTCCGTTGTCCTCGTACATCAGCGGTTGCGCGATGCGCTCCCCGCCGTCCTGGTATTCGATGCCGCCGTAAGACTTCAGCGCGGCAAGGAACCCGTTGGATTTGAAGATGTTGTCGACCATAGTTTCGCGGTAGTTCGCGAGCGTGGTACTGAGTCAGTGTTGTTATCGCGGGCTTTCTATTTCCCGCTTCCTCCGGTTTCCCGGAGGCTCAGGTCATGTCACGCCTTTCGGCCGGGCTATTTATGGGGATTATATTTATTCACCCCTGACCGTCACACGCGCCCGGAGGGCCTTTCGTAATCCCTCCTGCTGGCTCGGCGTTATCTACTTGACACCCTGCCGGTACGCTGTTAGTGTAGTAGTTAGCAGGATCGTAAGATTTTCGCCGAATTAAGCCCGTTTTCTAAGGAGACTTGCCGATGAAACCCGGAACAAAGCATTCGCCAGAATCAAGGAAGTTAATCGGCGATGCCGTCCGTCGTGCCTATGCAGAGGGCCGACTAAAGAACTGGATGACCGGAAGGAAAGATTTCGCCCCCTTTGCCGGAAAGAAGCATTCGGAAGAAACGAAAAAGAAAATCTCCGAAAGCCGGAAGGGTAAGTGTCTCGGGAATCAGCAAGGATTCACGAAGAACCACGTCCCTCATAACAAGGGGAAATCGCATCCGGTTCATGATGCCGATTGGAGACGAAAAACAAGCGAAGCCAATTCCGGTCCTAATCACTGGAACTGGCAAGGCGGAATTAATTCCGAAAACCGCCTTATGCGAAGCAGCACTCGCCACAAGGAATGGTCCCTCGCTGTCCTGAGGCGTGATCGGTGGAGATGCCAGAAATGCGGATCAAACGGCCGCGATCTGACTGCCCATCACATTGAACCTTGGAGCAAGAACCGAGAACTCCGCTTTGAAGTCTCAAACGGCGTCACCCTTTGCAGGGCATGTCACTGTGGGCTGCACAAGCCCAGAACAGGTACAGGCAAACCTCCAAAGCCCCGATCAGTTCAGGGCGTCGTAGTTGATCGTGTTCTGTGAGGGGGCGGTCGCCCCGATGGTTGCCATGCTGCCTCCTTATTTCAGCCCCAACTTCTCCTTGGCGATTGACACCGCCTCGTTGAAGTTCGTGGCTTTCCGTGGTGCCGGGGTTGACTGTGAGACGGTTGTTTTTCCCGATACCGCCGCCGCCGATGCGGTTTCCTTCATCCTCGTCAGGGCGTGCTGTACCGCCCGGGACTCGAATACTTCCGGGGGTACCGCGTTCCTGTAGAGTCTTGGGAGATCCGCAATGAGACTGGGATGCTTGTCCAGTATCTCTCGAAGTTCCGGCTCGTATTTCCGCCATTCCTTGTCGATGCCGTCCAACTGGGCCTCGATGTTCTTGGCCTGCATCTGCTGGACGTTCTGGATCAGGGGGGCGAACTTCTCCTCTGCCCTCCGCATCGCCTCGCCCGCGGCCCGCTCCACGATTTCCTCGTAGGTCTCCGGCTGCCAGGGGTCTGCGGGCTGCCCCTGCTGCTGCGCGACTGCCGCAGCCGCTTCCCTGCGAGTGAGCGTGTAGCCGTGCTGGGCCGCCATCTGCTGCATCCCCGTGATCGGATCACGCAGGAACTGCTTCGCCTGCGTGAGTAGATCCCGGTCCGCGCCGAACTCCTGAAACTTGCGAGTCAGCGCGGCTTTCATCTGCTTGTGGGTTGACTCCCACAAGGGGCGGATCTCCGGTGGTAGCGTTTCGGGGTTGACACCGTCTGTGAAATCCACGTCCTGACTCGTCCCCGAAGATGCGGGGGCCGGTGTCGTGGCGCTTTCCGTGACGCTGGCTCGTCCTTCCGTGCCGGTTACGGGGGCCGTCGGGGTTATCGTGGCTGCCGCCACGGTCCCTTGGCTCGTCCCGTCGCCGACCGCAGGGGCCGTCGCAAGGTCTGTCATTTGCGATGATTCCTCCTATCTGGATTTGTTGATGCCAATAAAAAAGCCCCGCTGGGTTGCGGGGCTTGCGTCCACGCTCGAAGCGTAGGATGTTACGCGGCGGAAACCTTCTTGCGTCCCGCCGGTTTCTTTTCCTCCGCGTCGATCTCCCAGAACTCCTTCGTTTGGAGCAGGTTGAAGAACTCAAGACACGCGGGGCAGAAATCAATCTCGTGGTCGGTGGACCGGACCATGACCGTTTCGACCGCTGGTTTCATGTGGGGCGTGCAGACTCTCATCGCTCCGATAGACCCCGCTCTTTCAAGAGTTGCCGGTGATGAACTCTCCCCTTGACCACTACCGGCTCATGGCCCATGTTCCACTCGACGTGTTCGTGCATGACCGGCGTGATATTCGCCCGGGAGATGAGCCGCGTCATCGTTCGACCGCATTCGTCGTGGACCTTGCGCTCCTCAGAGACATGTCCCCAAACTCCATCAACCTCACCGCAGAGGGAACATTTGTACGTGTAAATCGGCATCAGCGGGGGCCTCCCCTCATCGACATGACGTTATTGCTTCCTGCCGCCTGCCCGCCCGTGCGGGCCGCCGCGGTACCCTGCGTATTCGGCTGCGACCCCTGCGCCCCCGGCATCGGAATCTCACCCGACATCATCTGCTGGCCTATCGTGAACAGTTCCTCCACAAGCGCGTCGCTCTCGATGTGGTGCATCCGGGCGGTTTCCTTCAGGAGTGTTTTCGACAGGAGCAACTGCGGCGCGTTCGTCACCACTCCCAGGAAACTAAGCCACTGGGCACGCTCGATCTCTGGAAGTTGCGGCGTGGTCGCGCCGACGTTGATGCTGTACTCGTACTCCCCCTCGATCTTCTCGTAATCCTGCGGGCGCATCGTGATCCATTCCTCACCCTGCGGCCCCACGATCTTCACCGCCTGCTCCTTCTTCCAATGTGCTTGTATCATCTGGTCGAGTTTCCTGCCGATGCCGATGACAAAATCCCCGACCATGCCGATCCGGTCTCCTTCGCGGATCTGCGTCCTCTTCTCGATGACCCCGGCCTCGGTCGCGGAATCCACGCCCTGAGCGCTGCCCCGCTGATTCGCGCCGGTTGCAACATCCTCGAAATCCTTCCGCAGGTACGCATACTCGACGTGGATGTTCTGATCCAGCGGGGCGTCCTGAATCGGCATGACGGGGGCGAATCCGGTCGGCGTGGTCGCCATCAGCACCGCGCCATCGTCTCCGTTCTCCAGTTTCGCCGCTTCGCTTTCGGCGTTGTCTCCGAACGGCGTGGTGAACATGACGTATTTCCGATTGAACCGCTTGCGATGCTTGAGCATCTTCGACCGCGTTTCGCAATACTCGCGCTGCGGGTCGATCTGCTGAGAGATAGGTGGGATCGGATACCACGAGTCGGAACGCGGAGTGAACCGAAGGTCCACGAATGGATCCTTCTCGATGCCCTTGGGGATGTCCTTCGGCGCGATCAGGTAATCATCGTTCCCCTCGGCTACCACGAGGAACTGCTTACAGCACCGGTCGTACAACCACCACGTCACGACGATGGAGGGGGTTTTTTCCTGTTGCGCGGATAGCGTGCCGCCCTTCTTCCGGGCCTCGCGCTCCTTGTCCGTCTGGTCGTCCATCTCCGTCGCCTTGCAGTCCCGCCGGGCGGAGCGGTCGAACCTGCGATCATCTCGAACTTCCTCAAGGCGCATCTTCACCCGCTTGGCCTTCCACTTCACGTCGTCATCAAGCGGTCCCGCGTCTGCGTCCACGAGGAAATCGTCGGGATGGTGACGGATCAACTGGAACGCCTCGTTCGCGGGAACCTCTTCCGGCTCCAACAGCGGGGCGTCGTCCTCGTCCAACATCGGGCGCCCGTCCTCGCCGAGAATGGCTTCACCCTTCTTCGGGTTCTCCTCCATGTCGGCGGACAGAGCGACCTCTATCACGCCGTACTGGAAGAAGGCGTCGGAGATTGCGAGGCGGGATTTCTCCTTCAGGCCGAGTTCGCCCTTGTAGTAGTTCAGGCCGCCCTGACGCACCTTCGCCATCTCTTCGTATGCGGCGATGGTTTCGGGTACGGGCTTGAAAGATTTCTTCAATTTCACGTAGAAGTACGGATCGGTGGAGTATAGGGTAGGGAGTTCGGCGAGGAGATTCGAGTAGATCATATTGATCGTGATCCACTCTTTTTCGTTGATCCCGGCGGGACGCTGGATCCCCTCGAAGTAATCATACGCAAGCGACACGCGCATGCGGTCGCGCCAGTTCTGGCGGACCTTCTTCGCACGGTCGATGCAGCGCAACCAATTCTTCGCGTTGCTCGGCTCGGCGGAATCCGGCATCTCTATCTTCTTGGGGCGACCGCGTTTTGCCAATTATCGGATCCTCCCGTATGCGTCAGTAAGACTGACCCCATGGCGCGAAGCGTATGCCCGCGCCTTTATCAACTTCCGCCGCTCCGCTTGGAACGAGTTAAGGTCCGGCTTTACCCGGTGCCTCGGCTTAATTGGGCGGCTCATCAAGAAGTAGCGGACCTCTTCGTAGCAGTTATGTACGATTACTCCGTTCGAAAGCGCGAACGAATGAAGATCGTCAACCGAGAGGCAGTAAACGTCACCCCTCCCCGCCTCTTCTACCCTGAGGACGGCCACGGCGCGTGTTCCCGCTCCTGACGCCAGCGCACTTACGAGAGCAGGACTTGGACCCGAGATATTTATTGACCTCGAATTTCTTTCCGCAAACAATGCACTCTCTGATGACCCGATCAAGCCCTGCGGCGTATCGCCACTTTGTTTTGCATCCGGGAGAGCAGAACCTTGATTGAAATAACCCGGGGTAATCCGCTCCGCATTGCTCGCACTTCTTTTCAACCCTTCGCTGTATTTCTCCTCGAACGTTCTTTTCGAAGTTTCGTTTCGCCCACTCTCGACCTGCGGGGCTGGAGTGCCATATTTTTGCCGCTTCCCGTGCGGCCAACATCGCCTTTGTGTGGTCGTTGGCCTTTCCGTGAACGGATAGGTGCTCTCCGTCCTCTTTGAGCGAAAGATTTCCGGGTTGATTATTCGCCCTGTCCTTATCGGAGTGATGAACGTGCCATCCGGCAGGAACCGGCCTCCCGTTGGACTGCTCCCACACGGTCCGATGTAAGCGAACTCCTTTTCGTTGGAAGTAAGGTCCGCACTTGTAATACCTGATTCCGAGGAACTCCTGAATCGTGGGGCTGATGACGAGGACTTCCATATCTCACCTCCATTGACAAGATGAGATATTGCACTATGTACCTCCCTGCCTGTCAAGTTTTTCGCTTCGGTCCACTTCCCGTCTGTGGTGAGAAACCGGTGGTCGGGAGTACAAAAAACATCGTGCCCGTCAACGAACGTAACCCGAACAAGCGGGGAAGACTTCCTTGTCTCCCGGCAACCGTGGAACTCCGACCATTGATTCCCGGCTGTCCATAGCCTCCCGGTTACACCGACAAGGGAGGATATCGGCTTCACGCCAAGGTCCGTCGTTATTCCAGTTTCTCCGACGAAACAATGGTCCTCGCACTTCTCCTCAATCTCCTCCGGGTTGCGCTCGTACTCCCGCAACATCGGTATCGTGCGCCAGAAGGAATCCTCGTTTTCCGGCGTCTGGAAGATGTACAGGCCGGGCTTTCCATCCTCGTCAACTTCCAGTCGTTTGTGGAACTGCTGGCGCCCGAGCATCCGGTCATTGTCCGCCTTGATCCAGACCACGCCCTCCGCGCACATCTCATCGAACACCGAGATGCCAAGAGACCCGTCCTTCTGCGGCCTACGCGACCAGATGTCGTGGCCGGCGGGTCCGACCTGTATCCGCTCCCCGCGCTCCCGGTCCTTGATGCCCCGGGCGATGTCCGTCGCGGTCATCTTGATGCCTTGGTCGGGGAGCAACTTCCCGCGCTCGTCCCGCTTGCACCCGTACCACGCCCGGTACCGGTAGATCCTCCCATCGAAGTCCACGGCGTACCATCCGACGGAAAACGGCTTCGCGTAGCCCCAGTCGAAGGCCCGGTACCGGGTCCACTCCGGCGGGATGTCGAACGCCGGGATGGAGTGAATCTGCCGGTTCAACTCCCGGAACGCCTGACCCTCAAAGGCATCCCACCGGCCTTCGCGGAGCCGAAGATACTCGATGGTCGGCAGCGCCGCCAGTCGCGCCAGATAATCCGGATCGTTCAGCAGCAGCGTCGGGTTATCTTCCAACGTCGCCGGGATGAACGTCCGCGACAGTCGAAGCGCCTCGCCGGTGATCGGGTCAACGGACTCCTCGTACATCGTGGTGCGAGGCTCAATGTTACCGATGCCGAACCGCTCCTTGATGAACTGGTGGCCCTCGCCGCCCGGGTTCGACGTGGAGCGCACCATCGGGCGAATCCGGGGGTCCGTGGACCGGCACCGAGAGAACAGGTACAGATAAATCAGCGCCGTGAACTGTGTCGCCTCATCGAATCCGATGAAATGGTAATCCTGCCCCTGATAGTTGAACCGGTCGGCCTCGTGCTGGCAATGGCCTAACTTGATCGTAGCGCCCGACGAGAAATGCCACCGCTTCTCTGTGGCGAGGAAGTACGCGCCCGGGTCGATCAGTGGGTAATACTTCCGGCAACGGTCCATGATCTCTTCCAACTGAGGAAACGTCCGGCGGAGGATCAGGGCCTTGTAATTCGGGTTGCTGACGTACCGCGTGGCGGCGATGACCAAGCAATCGGTCTTCCCGGGGCCAGCCGCCCCGCCGAACAGAATCTCAAACTCACCCCGCCGAAGGAACTCCGTCTGGGGGCCGTCGTGCGGCTTCCACGCGGCCAACATCAATGGACCGGAGACTGTGCCGCCTTCGCCATATCGATCCTCGACGGGTCATCCTCAAGAACCGGCAGGATCGCCGGGGAATAGTTATAAATCTCCTTCGTCTCGTGGGACTGCTTGGCGATGACGGCATCCTGAAACACCTTGATGGCGGCTACGCTTACGCGGGGCTGGTCCTTCCCGTTGTAAATGTGCATCATCAGGATATCCCACACCGTTTTCCCGGTTCGCTTCGACGCTTCCTTCGCGGCCTTGATGAGGTTCTTCTTTTCCTTGTCGGATATGCAGATGGGCTTTCTGCCGGAGCCGCCACGAGCACCGCCCCAGTTTTTACTCGGCATTTATGGCCCACCCACATTTAGGGCACATCGTTTCACTTTTCTTTTCCTCGCTGCTTCCTGACGACGGACACCATTCCTCGGGCATCCTCACGCCCCACTCGACCAGGGGAAGGTCGTCCCACGAGTTAGCCAGCGCATCAAAGTCCCAAGCGCCGAAGGAACCGTTGTCCTTGATGATGAACTCCCGCTTCCGCTCAGGGGTCAGGCCAGAGACCACCTTCACCGTGCAGGATTTCTCGCCCGCCTGCCGTAAGGCCAGCAGGCGCATGTTGCCGCCCAGTACGGTCATCGTTTCGTCTACGACAATCTCCCGGAGGCGCATCATGTCAGGGAAATCAGTAATTGATTTCACGAGATACGCCATATCGCGGTCCTGAATCGTGCGCGGGTTGTCGGGATTCAATTTAATATCCCCGACCCCAACCACCCGAGTGTCTATTTCCACCATTTCTCCCGATATTTCATAATTGTATCTAATAAATGAATGAATATTATTTCAAAAATCGCGTTTCACGGGGCGCACGCGGCG